AGAGCGAAGCTTGGTTGTACGACACCAAGAAGCGCAAGCTGATCCACGTGGTAGCTGACAGTCATGCTGGCAGTTTTACTATCAAAAGCAGCTCGATCATTGGATTCTCTGTGAGCGAGACACAGCAGAAGACTGTGCGCAAGCCAGCAGAAACCATCAAGGCCATACAGGCCGCAGGCAAGCCTGCTGCTAGAAAGATTTTCAAAGACTTGACCACAACTGAAACCCAGTTCAATGGTCGAAGCAGCGAGAATCTGCTAGTGCTCAAAAGCTGGTAAATAAAGGGGAACGGAGTTCCCCTTTATGTCCGAAAATACACTACCACAACTCAAGCAAGCTCTAGTCGAATACTGCCGCCTAACACTGGGCGGACAGATCATTGACCTTGAGTTGGATCCTGAACACTATGAAGCAGCATATCAGCGAGCCATTGGTGTTTATAGGCAACGTGCCAACGCAGCATATGAAGAAGCCTACATCTTTATGGAACTGATACGGGACATGAACATCTACACACTGCCGCAAGAAGTGCAAAGTGTGAGACAGATATTCCGCCGCACATTCGGTGATGCTACAGGCCCGTTTGCATCAAACTTTGATCCGTTTGCACAGGCGTCGATCAACGTGTATCTCATGAATTTCAATGTGGCAGGCGGCCTGGCCACATACGATTTCTACAGCCAATATGTAGAACTGGCAGCCAAGATGTTTGGCGGCTTCATGAACTACACATGGAATCCAGTTAATAAAAAACTGCAATTGATCCGTGATCCCAAAAACACCGGGGAAAATGTACTGATATGGTGTTATCAGCTCAAGCCAGAAATCAATCTGTTGAGTGACTATCAGATACAGCAATGGATCCGTGACTACATGGTAGCCGCATGCAAGATGATCATTGGCGAAGCACGTGAGAAATTCAGCACCATCGCCGGTCCACAAGGTGGTGGTACCCTAAACGGCACTGCCATGAAAGCTGAAGCTCAAGTTCAGATAGACTTATTGCTTGAAGATCTGCGTCGATACATTGACGGATCTCAACCGATTACTTTTGTGATTGGATAACATATTATGGGACTTACTATTGGTGCAGGGTGGACTATTGGTCCAGGATGGACTATCGCAAGCGGCGAGTCGGCTACGCCACTGGTTGAATATCTAGTAGTAGCAGGCGGTGGTGGCGGTGGCGCATCAGCTTCTGCTGCCGAAAAAGGCGGAGGTGGTGGCGGCGCCGGTGGATTACTCACTGGTACAACTAATGTTTTTGCAGCAACAACATATACAGTAACTGTTGGTGCTGGTGGAGCTGGTGGTGCTGGTGGAGCTAGCAATCAAGGTTCTACTGGGTCAAATTCTGTTTTCTCAACCATAACCTCTACTGGAGGTGGCGGCGGCGGTGCTGGCTATGGCGGCTCAGGTTCCGGCGGTACCCGAGATGGTCTTGCCGGTGGGTCGGGTGGCGGCGCAGGTGGTGGTCTTGGAGCGGCGGGTTCAGTAAGCCCAGCAGGCCAAGGTAGCGCAGGTGGAGCATCAACAGCCAATCCATCTGGTGGTGCAGGTGGCGGCGGCGCGCCTAATTCAGGGTCAAACGCAACAAATTCTTCTGGTGGTAACGGTGGTAACGGTACTGCTTCTTCAATTACGGGTTCATCTATTACATACGCTGGTGGTGGCGGTGGCGGAAGATATGTTGATGGGGGTGGCACTGTTGGTGCGGGCGGCACCGGTGGCGGCGGTAACGGAGGAAGTGTAGCTGGAACTGCTAATTTAGGTGGCGGCGGCGGCGGGGCTCAAGCAGGCGCAACTGGCGGTGCAGGTGGTTCCGGCGTCGTAATAATTGCTTATCCTGACACTTACGCAAATCTTGTTAGTGTGGATGCAGGCCTTACTTGCAATGGCACAGCAGGCAACACCACCCCGGATACGGTATCACGAGCCGGATACAAGGTATATAAATTCACTGCCGGCACAGGGCAGATTTCATGGTAATAAAAGGAAAAACAAGTGGCACATTTTGCAGAATTAGATGAAAATCATATTGTACTCAGAGTGATACCAGGAGTGAATGAACCGCTTGACGGTGAAGCGATCTATCACCAAGAAACAGGTCGGGTATGGAAGCGCACCAGTTATAACACTCATGCTGGTCAGCATCTCTTAGGAGGCACACCGTTCCGCAAGAACTATGCAGGCATTGGGTATATCTACGATGCCCAGCGAGATGCTTTTATTCCGCCGCGGCCATTTCCAAGTTGGATATTGAATGAGGATTCGTGTCAATGGCAAGCACCTGTTGCAATGAATTCCGATGGCAAAAATTATCAATGGGACGAGATTTCGCTAGTCTGGATAGAAATAGCATGAGCCAGGTGCTGATAGCCGGATGCAGTTTTGCTGGAATCGCAGCAGGATATTCTCACCCTGCTCCGATTGTGAATCAAGACCGATATCAATTTTTTGGAGATGCTGCTGCCGGCAACAGAGCTATCGCAGCTCGAGTACGACATCAAGTGTCAAGAGCAAAGTACGAACATGTTGTGGTCATGTGGTCAGGCATAAATCGTATAGATATCCCAGTCGAAAGAACCATACACGAAAAATTACCCAACACATACCCATATGTGTCTGTGTTGGAAGATTGGGCATGGTATCTATCCGGTGGCATGGGCAGCAGTTGGCAATCAGACGACAATTGCCCGATTCAGATAAAGTCTCAATTGCGTGAGAAATATGTACAGCAAACACCGCGATCTGCAACAGATACAACTCTAGCAGCCATCCTGGAAACGCAAGAGCTGCTGAATTCTCGCATGGTAAATTACACCATGTGCTTTATCTACGATGTACATCAGAGTTATGATGATGTTGTGGACAAAGTGACCAATACTCAGCGCCGCACCATAGGCACAGGTCGTTGGCCACGTTGGTTGGCACTGGAGCATTGTTTGGGCAAAATAGATACCACATCCAGCTTGTACAACATGGTAGATTGGACCAAATTCACCGTACCAGTCTCTCCATACGAATACTGTGCCAAACGCAATCTGTTGCAGATTGATAAATTCCATCCCACCAGTTTTGGCATGGCCGAGTGGTTTGATACACAAGTGGGATTCAACATAACCAGTTGAGTCGTTTGCACTGTCATCATGTGTTACAATGTGCTATGGCAGATTTAATGATTGACATCGAAGGATTGGGCACTGGACCGGACACCACTATCCTGACCATTGCAGCCCAGAGTTTTGACCCAACCGGCTCCGGCTATCACGAACGATTCTACTATGCTAGGATTGACTTAGAAAGCCAGGCCAATCGCAGCATCCAACAAGGTACCATAGACTGGTGGGCTAGTCAGCCCGATCAAGCCAAAGAAGAAGCGTTTGGGGAACAAGGACGCATACCCTTGGATCAGGCCCTGGATGAGCTGGCCAAGTTCATATGGCAAAGCAAGTTGATCTGGGCTAATGGACCCACATACGACATGAACATTATAGAGCATGCTTACAAAAGCTATGGCAAGCCCTTGCCCTGGCAATTTTATGTGGTACGTGATGCCAGAACCATATATAGTTTGTGGCCCGATCTGCCCCGACCTCCCACCAGCCACCATGCGCTGGAAGATTGCCGCAGGCAGATTGAAATGTTACAGGCAACATTAAAACATCTAAACATTAGAGAGCTCAAATGATCATTGGCATATGTGGATTCATAGGATCCGGTAAAGACACAGTGGCAGACTATCTCACCAACTTCCATGGTTTCCGACGAGAAAGTTTTGCCAACAGCCTCAAAGATGCTGTGGCACAAGTGTTTAGTTGGGATCGAACCATGTTAGAAGGGCGCACAAAGCAAGCTCGTGAGTGGCGTGAGCAAGTGGATCCTTGGTGGTCTGATCGACTGAAACTGCCCGAGCTCACTCCCAGATGGGTGCTACAGCATTGGGGCACAGAAGTATGCAGACATGGGTTTCATGATGACATCTGGATTGCCAGCTTGGAAAACAAACTGCGTCACAGTGAAGATGATGTGGTGATCTCGGACTGTAGATTCCCCAATGAAATTGCAGCCATCAGGCGAGCCCGTGGCCTGGTTGTGAGAGTGATACGTGGTCCCGAACCTGAATGGTATGATTCTGCACTGGCGTTCAATCACGGTGAGAACAAAAATATGCTATGGTCCACCAGCAAATCACGG